TAAATTTGATAATAAAGGTAAAATTGCATTATACAATTTATTAAGCTTCTCTTCGTTTTGTTCAGCCGATGCTGCAACGGTAGAAGCTTCTGTTGATAATTTTTGTACTGCCTCTAATTCATTTTCATCTACAGCAGTAAATCCAAAATCAAATTTATCTAAATCTATGTCTGACATACTTATTCCTCTATATGTTTATATTTATAATGTCTTGGTACGACTTTTGTCTTATCAGTATGTATTTGTGTATTACCATGACTAGGAGTTTTTTTCCTAGCTTTCACATTACCAAATATAGCATCCCAACCTTCGGAATACTTATCATAATCTAAATTACGTGGTTTATCTCCTTTACCACCATGCCATTGTTTACCCATAATAATACCAAAACACAAATGCACCAGCAATTAATCCAATCGCAGCAAGCGATGCTATAACTCTTCTTCTAAACTGTTTATGTTGCTTCAGTCTATATTTAGTTAACATATCCATTAGCTAAAAACGACTCCGCCTCTTCTTACCAATTCATTTTTAATTTTTTGTTTATCTTTTGGACGAGTACTAGAGTTATTATACTTTTCTATTAACTCTTTTTTAGCCATACATTTAATATATGGATGTACAACTGAAACTTTCTTTGTTTGTCTGTCTATAGTCTTATGTGACTTACCTAATTTTATCGGCATAATATTCTCCTATTTTATTCTTTTCACGCTTCCTTTTAAATCAGCTAGATATGCAAACATTTCTACTGTAGGAAACTCTCTCTTCAAATCAAGTAATGCTTGTAAGTTTTCTTTATGGTCATCAAACAATCTTATTCTAGCATACTCACCAGTTTTTAAATACTTTCTAAAAATGACTTGTTTATTTTCAGCACTTGAACCACTCATATTACCAGCTCTTTCTACATATACATTTTTCATTGGTAATCCATGTGATTCTAAAGTTTTGATAAAAAGTTTTTTATCGTCCATGTTAGCTCTTGCTGTGACAATAATAACCTTTGAACCTTTTTTAGTAGCATTACGTATAATCGCTTTTGCTTTTTCTATCATACGACCAATTGGTGTAGCTGTCTGATAAAAGATTTTAGCTGACTTAAACTCACCATAATCGTACTCTTCATTACGTCTTAATTTATATGTATTAAACTCTTGAGGAGTTAAGGTTTTTGTTTTTCCAGTATTTGTATTTCTTACAATTACACGAGCTTTTGACACAAATAAAGTATCATCTATATCAAAGATAGTTAATCCTTTACCTGCTCTTTCTGTTAAAAATTCGTTAAACTTTTTCATAGATATATTATACCATACTTTTTAAGTAATGTAAATATCTATTTATAAGTTTTTTATGTGCAGTGGGTTTTTATTGCTTCAATTTTATCATGTGCATCAGCTATCTTTTCGACTTCTTTTTCAATAGTTTCCACAATGTCAGAGTGTTCTCCTATCCCTGCTGAATTCCTTTGATAAACTAATATATTTGCTTTTGCTACTTCGATTTCACCTTCTAGTTTTTTAATCAAAGCTTTTAATAAAAAATTCTCTGGCATATTACCTCCCAAATAGTTTTCTTCTTTTATACTCGTTGATTGTATTTATTAAATCTTGTGTCCAGTTATCTCTATCTTCTACAAATACTTGTGGGCCTTCATCACCAGCAATACAAACAACTAATTGTTTAATAGGCATGCCAGTTCTTTCTTCCCACATAATAGCATATGCTGAACATTGCATAAAATAAGAATCAATCCATTCTTTCTTTTTTAATTTACGAGATGTTTTCCAATCTATAATAGAATCAACTCCTTTCCATTGGCCAACTAAATCTACTCTTCCTGCTAGCCCTAAATGTTTAGAAAATAATGGAGCTTCTTGTTGATACACCTTAGTGACGCATTCATCTAAGACGGGTTGTATATCTTTAAATGTTTGTATATTATGAGGCATTTCATCTTTAATATATTCAGGGTCATTTGCAACATACTTTTCTATTATATTATGTACTGTCGTTCCACGAGTACTTGCAATACGAGATATTCTATTGGCCTCTTCTTCGCCTACGCGTGCGCGCCACGCTTGTATTGCTTGTTCAGATAATATTGAAAGTACTGTCGTAACTGATGCGTACTTATTTCCTTCTGGGTCTGTGTAAAATCTACCTTTATCGCCTGTCACAGCTTCAAGGTCATTATATCCTAAGTCAATAGGTTCATGTATAAAGTTCATTTTGTTTTTATATTATCTCTGAGTCTTGGTGGCATACCACTTTTAATTCTGTCTTGGACTTCTTTCCAACCAGAACCAGCTCTTGAAAGAACTGATTTACCACCATCATGGTCAATATTCATAGTAGTATAATGAGATTGTATATGTGGATTTTCTTTTAAATACTTTACTTTGTCGTCATACGACATAATTTTTTCAAAGACTTCATCAGTCTCATTATTTTTAAATTCATACGTTGGCATATTCAAACCACTCCGGTACTTTTCTTTTTGTCCATACCATATTAAACCTATGTTGTTTTGTTTGATAAAAAGCTCTGTATGATTCTATAGGACATTCCATCATACATTCTGGATTAGATTTCATGGCTAGTTTAAATTCAGTCATCTTTTTGACTGGTATATTATTAGGTGTTTTTTGTAATGGACCTCTTAGTTTAGTATCAGTCAAATGTTTTTTACCATACCTATATGTATATTCATCGCATAAAGCTGCAAAATGTAAATAATGCCAACGATAATTATGCATAGATTCTCTTGTCCATATTGTACAAGGATGATTGAAATGACATGCTTTATAGAGTATATCTTCTCTTTCATCCTCCAATTTCCAATATTGAACTTGCACCTTACCAGATTTTGATGGTCTTCTTTCCATAGTACCATCTAGCATCCTATGAACTGTTGATAGCATTTGAGCTGATTCAACAATCATTTTAGGTACATGTTTATCGCATTGTTGTTGTGCTGCGATAACTGGATTATTGTCTAGTACAAATAAATTCATAATATATATTATAACATATTTTCTATGTTTTGTAAACTATTTCTTTTTCTTTTTCTTATGTAGTTTAGCGTATAGTTTATGTTGTCTTAACTCCCGTATATCTTTCACTAGTCTTCTTTTCTTTCTTGCTCTTGAAGACTTTATCATTCTGTCTCCTTGTTTAGTTAATTCCATAGTAATCTCCTGTAATTAAATTAAACATAACAAACAGATTTTTCGATAGGCGTGCCTCCTATTTAACTATTAGATTTGGAAATGCATCACGAACTAATTTTTTCGTAATACCCTTACACTTCAGTTTTTTGTCTTTAGCTGCAATAAGCAATTCAGCTTCATCGACATGAAGTGTTTCAAGCAAATTTAAAAATAAGCTTTCTCTTTTCAAAGGATTCATATCATTTGCTATTGGTCCTTTAAAGAAATACTTGAATTGAGTATATGCTTTGTTCAATATTGTATATTGATAATCTTTTGGAGCATCATCTTGACGATAATTTGGAGCTCCTTCAGGTAAAGCCGATACAATTGTATCATCATACTGAATTCTCAATATGTCTGTAAGACCTGGTGATTTGTTAAGTTGAAGGAATTTAATCCTTTCATCTCTCTTTATGATTTTGCCTGCTTCTTCCAGGACTTCTGATACTAATTTTCTAGCCATTATAAAATTCCTCCACGACTTCAATTAAATGATTACATCTTTTCTTTATTAAATAATTCAATACTTTCATATTCGGTGTTTTTGCTTGTCCGTTAAAATTATTTATAATAGATTCTTGTATGTCTTCTGGTATATCTGTCAAATCAATAAGCTTTTTATTTCTTTGATAATTGCGATATATCTCATCATCCATGTGTTCTCTTAGATTATCTGAATGTTCTAACCAGTTATCAATCTTTGTTTGTCTTAATGGTGTTTGAGAGTTTTCACTGATAAACGTATCATCAGCTGATAGAACATTTGGTATACCATCACCACTATCTCCTCTCATTATATGATTAAATAAATATGTTCTTGGATTTTTATCTGTGACAAATTTCTTTTGTATTGGCGACCATTGTTTTACATTTTTATATTTTTGTAATTGTATAAAGTCTTTATCTGAAGATATAATCATGACTGGTTCATCTTGTCCAAACTCTTGTGTTTGCATTGCAAGTGTGCCAATAATATCATCAGCCTCTACGCCTTCCATGTGTATAACTTTATATGGTAAATAATCTCTTATTTCA